ATGGCCTGGGTGAAGGAACGCGAACGCGCCGACAAGTCCATCTACTACTGCGTATTCTTCCGCGAGGACGGCAAGCAGCGATCCCTGTCGTTCGGCGATTCCACCGAGGCGCACCAGTTCGCCGAGCTTGTCGACCAGATCGGCCCCGGCAAGGCTCGTGAGGTGATGAACATCGTCACCACCACCCGCACTGGGCTGACCGTCTCCCAGTGGTGCCTGCAGCACATCGAGCACCTGTCCGCCGTGGAGAAGGGCACCGCCAAGCGCTACAGGGCGTACGTCCGCAACGACATCGCGGGTCCGCTCGGGGATCTTCTGCTCGACGACCTGAAGGCCGCACACGTCGCAGGGTGGATCGCAGAACTCACCGCTGACGGAGCGTCGGGGAAGACCGTCGCTAACAAGCATGGCTTTCTCGCCGGCGCGCTGAACGGGGCCGTGCGAGCTGGTCACATCAAGACCAACCCGTGCGAGGGCACCAAGCTGCCACGGTGGGACCGCGAAGAGATGGTGTTCCTGGAACGCGATGAGTTCGCCCTGTTCATTGCGGAGGTTCCCGACTACTGGCGCCCGCTTGTGGAGTTCCTGGTGTCGTCGGGGTGCCGGTGGTCGGAAGCCACCGCGCTGAAGCCGGCTGCCATCAACGTCACCAAGGGCACCGTGCGGATCACCAAGGCATGGAAGACCGGTGCCGGCGGCTACACCCTTGGCGTCCCGAAGACTAAGATGAGCGTGCGGACCATCAACGTCCCCACCCGCGTGTTGGCCAACCTTGACCTGTCGGGGGAGTGGGTGTTCACCAACTCCGGTCGCGGCAAGGGCAAGTTCGCCGATGGCGCTGTTCGGGACGACGACCGGCCCGTGCGGGCACACTCGTTCCATCCGAACGTGTGGGTACCCGCCCTGACTCGGGCTCGGGCCAAGGGGTTGGAGAAATCCCCCCGGATTCACGACCTGAGGCATACCTGCGCCTCCTGGCTCATCCAATCCGGTCGCCCCCTGCCGGATGTGCAGGGCCACATGGGCCACGAGTCGATCGTGACCACAGTGAAGAACTACGGCCACCTGGACAGGACTAGTGGGCAAGACAACGCTGCGGCTATCGACGCGATGCTTCCCTGAGTGTCAGTTCTTCGAATTCATCAGACACGCCGCTGTACGCCCTACGGGTCATTGCGTTCTGAAGCGGCTAAATCGCCACAATCCGCACAACCTGGAAACATGCTGGCAGAACCAGACACTTTGTGCGACGGTGGATTACCGGATATTTGAGCCCGCGGTGCGGCGCCGGCAGGGGGGTCACCGAAGTGATGGTTTTCCATGCGCGGTGTCGCAAAAGAGTGGGGACATGTCAGTAACGATCAACAGCCCTGACGACGATAATGAGATACAGCGAATTCGTCGGCAGATCAGAGATGAGCTATCCGCTATCCCCGGAGGCTCCTGGAACGTCGCCGAAGCCGGTGCGGTCCTGTTTGTTCTTCGGTGTATCCGAAAGGGTCGAGTCGACGACAGTGGTGAAGTCGTCGTCGGAGATGTAGTCCGTATCGCCGCCTACCGCTGACCCAACCTCCTGGCCTTTGTCGCCTTGCGGCGATGCTGGCGGTTTCTGCGGAGTTTCCATGGCATGCCGTTGTCCCTTCATTCGGCGCCCAACCTCGGCGAGTAAGTCGTCGTCGGCGATGGCGCTAATCTCGTTGTGGACCTCAATGACAGCGGCGACGTCATCGGGCTTGAGGATGTTCGCCGCCACTAGTGCTTCGACTGGTGGCCGGCCGTACGCCCGCGCAAATGTGATGACGTGCGGAGCCTCTGGCCTGTTGGCCCCGCGCTTCCATCGCGAGAACGCGGTCTCGCTGATGCCCGTGTCGGCGGCCATCGTCTTCTGCACGTCGGTCTTGGCCGTGCGCGTTACGTAGTTCCACCAACTGGACATGTGGCACATCGTATTGCGCCGACGCAATCGTGAGTAGCGCTCAAACGTGGTTGCGTGGACGCAAGTCCCCTGTTGAGGGAATTACGCGCTTGTTTTTCCGCACTGCACAGGCGCTATTGCTTCCCGTTACCAATTTGTGATGCAAGCTGATTGCGTTAACGCCATCGCCGCTGTAGGGTCAATCGCGTGGCCGCAACTACGCAGGCCAGTGCCTTAAATCCAAGGAGGTGAGCGGTGTTGGCCACTCTCAAACTCAACCCGGCTGGCATGAAGAAAATCCGTCGCCTCGCGGGAATCGACCTCGATCACCAGTTGGCGACGCGCATCAACGTCGACGCCACAACGGTCTCGCGGGTGCTCACCGGGAAGAGCGCGCCCGGACCCCGATTCATCGCGGGCTGCATCGAAGCGTTCGGCGCCGATTGCTTCAGCGATCTGTTCGTCGTCGTGCCCGATGACGAGGAGGCGGCATGAGCGAGTCGGCCACCTTCTCCCTTGAGGAATACGCCCAGGCGGTTCGCGGGTCGTCGGCACACGCGGACTGTGAATGGGTCGCACGTCGACTGCGGTCCGGCGAGTTCCCGGGGTTCAAGGCCGGCCGCTACTGGCGCGGCACTCAGTCAGACATCGACGAGGCAATCGAGCTGTGCCGCCCGCGCCGGCTGCCGAAGGTGCCCTTGGCGACGTCGCTCACCCAGACCTCTCGCCGGAGGTTGGCGTCATGAAGGCACACGTGCTTTATCGCATGTACAACGTCGATGACGAGTTGCTGTACGTGGGGATCACCAACGATCCAAAGGCGCGCTTCAGAACCCACAGCAAGCTCAAGGATTGGTGGTCCGAGGTAGATCACATCCGGGTTGAGACTTTCGGTAGCCGAGATGCGCTGGCCGCTGCGGAAATGCGCGCCATTGATGTTGAGCGCCCGCGCTACAACGTGATTCGTCCGCGCACGAGCATCCCTGCCGCCGTGGCGGCTGGTAGATGCCCTACCTGCTATTCGCCGTCGCCAGAGAAAGTGCCCCTAGAGGAGGAAGAGCTTCTAGATGAAGACGGGACCTATATCCCGTTTTGCACCGACCCATTTCATTTTCCTGGGATGGACAAGAAGTCCGTTCAGCGTGTGCACGAAAACCGTGACCTATTGCGAAAGGTAGGACTGCTGCGCCTATCGAAGCTAGCCGAAGAGCGGCTGGAGCGTCATCGCGCGGCCATGAAGTGTTTAGAGGATATGTACGAGGGCCGCTCCTTATGACCACCCCCACGCCCCCCACCGGCCCGCACATCCTGCGCGCGGACGGCACCCGCACGGACGTCGAGGTCGAGTTCATCGGCACCGAGCCCATGCTCCTCGAAGGCGACATCTACATCATCGATCGCTGGCAGGTCACCACGCAGACGTTCTACAACGCCGGCGACCGTGTGACGGCTGACTTCATCCCGGACAACTGCAGCATCATCGCCCGGCATGTGGGGGTGAAGTGATGGCCCACATGACCGCCGCCGAGTGGGACGCGTGTTTGCGGCGGATCACCAACCCCACCCGCGAGGACCGCATCAGGCTCGCTTACCTCTCACTCGCCGGTCCGTACCCCGGCCCCAATCGCGCCGCCATCGCGGCAATCCTCGCCCACCGCCTTATCGACCTTGAGGACGCTCAATGACCAATCAACTGCACTACCGCGGCGATGTCACCGACATCGATCCCCACGGCTACGTCGGCGCCGACATGCACGGTGCCTTCTACCGCCCGGTCAGCGCCACCTACGACGCCGAGTTGGACCGCACCACCATCCAGTACCGCCCGATTGCGCCGGCTGACATGCCGACGTACGCGGACCGCCACTCCCAGATGGCCAGCAAGAAGGCCGACCTGATCCGACTGTTCGGTGGGCGGTGGGTGAAGTGATCCAGATCCCCGAGTCCCAGCCGCCTGCTCGGTTCTATGCCGCGCTCGACAACCTGACGACACCCTGCCCGACGCCCTCGAAGCAGGTCTACCGCTCGCAGGCTGCAGCTAAGCACGCCCAGATCGAACGTCGCTCGCGCGGCAACCAGGGCCGTCTCTATCCGTACGAATGCCCCGCCGGCGATCACTGGCACCTGACTCACCACACCCCGGAGACCCAGATGGCTGTCTTCAACCATGAGACCGGCGAGCCTGGCCTACACGCCGTCACCAACAAGTTCGAGGACTTCAACGTCCGCCACGTCGTCACCGACCAACCGTTGTGGGTGGCGAAGGACATCTGCGAGGCCGCTGGCATTTCCAAGTATCGCGATGCCGTCGCACAACTCGACGACGAGGAAAGGGTGTTCCTTCTCGTGGACACCCCTGGAGGGCCGCAGCGCATGGTCGCTGTCACTGAGCCTGGCGTGTGGTCACTGTTGATGATCAGCCGCTCGCCGAAAGTGAAGCCGTTCAAGCGTTGGCTGACCCACGAGGTTCTGCCCGCCATCCGCAAGAACGGCCGGTACGAGGCCGAGCGCGCCACGATGGCCCTCCCTGATCGCAAGACGCTGGCTCAGTGGGTTGTCGAGGCTGAGACCCGCGCTGAGATCGCCGAGGCCGAGCGCGACGAACTGAAGCCATCCGCCGCAGCCTGGAACGAACTGGCCGACGCCAGTGGTGATTACGCCGTGTCAGATGCCGCCAAGGTACTGAGCCGCGATCCCAGCATCAACGTCGGCGAGCGCAAGCTGTTCCGCTTCATGTGCGGCATCGAGTGGGTGTTCAAGCGCGACGGTCGCTGGAAGGCATATCGCACGCAGATCGACAACGGGCGCTTGGCTGAGAAGGTGGGCCGACCGTTCTGGCACGAGGGCCGCGGCGAGCTGGTCAATGGTGACGCGACCGTGCGCATCACTCCCAAGGGCCTGGCTGAACTCCACAAGCGCCTCGGCGGCAGTGGCCAGCTC